CCTGTTGAGATTGCTGTTTTACCTGACGAGTTAAATAAATAAAGTTTACCGTCAGCGTCCGATCCAAGCATTACCGACTTACTCGGATTATCTACTACTAAGAAAGACTGATTAGGAAATGCTCCGATGTGTGGGTTAGTTGTGCCTCTTAGATTTTCGTCCGTTACTACCACGCTGTTTTGTGTAGCCAAACTACCTAGTCCGCTGATGTCTGTATTACTTAATGTTACCACTCCCGTACGTCCAGCTACCGAAGTAACAGGCGCGGCTGGAACGGTTTGCCACGAACAACTATTATCACCGTCTTCTCTAAGGAATTTAGTACCGCCCGATTCGCCTGTACTAAGTATTGCCGTGCCTTCAACGGATGTCGATGGGACTGCTCCCATTAAATTAGATACTGATATTCTTTTTGTAGTTCCACTATCCACGATTGCCAACTCATCGGAGTTAGCGGGTGTCGCATTTAGTTCAGTAAGTTCTGATATTTTTGTATTAGCCATTTATATATATTCTAAAAGTTAAAGGTTACGGTAGGTGATTGAGTACCAGCGCTGTTATCTTTGTAGTACGCATAAAACGTATCCCCTGACACAGCGTTCCACGGAGAGAAAGACATGTCGCCAGTATTGTAAGTAAGTGTAGGAGCAGTAATAAAATGGTGTACTTCGCTTCCTACTGTTTTCCACATTACAAGTCTATAGGTTGACGCTCCAGTTATAGCAACAAAGTTAAACGTCGCGTTAAACCCGTTAAGCGTAACTGATAAACTACTATCACTATTCGTGTAAGTATTGTTTACTTCAGTCAATATAAAGTCACCACTTTCCGTCATTAGAAAATCGCCATTCTCCGCAAGCAACGCACCGTCTACAACGTCACCACCAACGGCGTCAAAGCCGTAGAGCGTACCGAAGGATGGACGTGTAAACCGATTAGGTAACCCAGTTACACCGCTTGGCTTTTGCTGGATACCTGTTGGGAACGTTAAGGACATCGTTACAAGGAAGCTGTAGTACCTGTAGCGTAAAGACTTATACCGCCACTACCGCCAGCAGTTATGTTACCGCGTATCTTTTCGTAGTGTCCGTGGTCATCGCGTATTAAAACGTTACCCGTCGCGGTGATAGCTTCGCTGTGAATGACGCGCCAATCGCTTCCGATGTAAGCTTCAACAGTTACAGTCGCGCTCGTACTCGACGAAGCAACGGTAAAAGTCCAGCCTTTGGAGCGTTCAACGCTAAAGGAACTGCCCGCGCCTGTACTCGATTGATTGTCCAAGAGCGTGATTTTCTGGAGTGATATTAATGACATTATTATTCTTTCTATATTACTAATTAATAAGGTAAATTGATTCCGCTACCTTTCATCGAACCGCCGACACTTGGACGCTTTACTTGCGTCAGTTGTCTCGTACCTCTTTTCTTCGTCTTTCTCGCTCCGCTTGCTTGCGCTTTGGTCAACGACCTTTCAGCTACAGGTGTAGGCGGAGGTTTAGGACTTGAAAAGCACATGGTGATTATTCCTTAGGACTTATTAATGTTGTATGTTGTTCGTCATACGTATCCTTTAAGAACTCGATGACTTTTCGTTGACCGACCTTGATCCATATCTCGCGTTCACTATCCTTTGGATCGGGTAAACGAAGCGGGAATCGAGCGTCTAAAACGTCGATTAAATCGCGGCTCAAGTCGGGAAGTTTTCTAATAGAATTAGTCATTCGCCTAAAAACTAATCGGATCAAACGGCTTTTGTCGAGACAAATCTTCGTCTAAATCGCCAGTAACTTGATGGATTAAATGGCTGTATTTTCGCTTCTGTTTTTCGTCAAAACACTTAGGCATCCATAGGTATTTAATCTGTTTGTGTTTATTATTATACTCGTCCTTGCGAATAAGATACGCCATCCACGCGTTCATAAGCGCGTCTTGTTCGGTCATGCCTACCTTTGTATATGCGTTAAGAACGGTGTCCCAAGTCGCGCCGTGAGCGTCGAGTAATTTCTCTGCTGACTTAACCCCGATCTTAGGCACACCTTTGTATCCGTCAACAGGATCGCCCGCTAGTGTTTGTATTAAGTGATAACGATCTGCTTGTTCTTCGGTTGTCTCGTGTAACTCACCACGGTTGAAGTCGTAGAACGCACAAGGCACAGACTTGAAGTCTTTATCAATACTAACGATGATACGCTTGTCCTTACGGTTCGGTCGTTCCGTCGCTAGGATCGCAAGTACATCGTCAGCTTCCAGGTTTGGGTAGATAACCGTACCGTATTCTTCGGCGAGCCAATCGCGTATAGGGTCGAGTCCTATCGGTGCAAACTTAGATCGTCTGTTCGCTTTGTACTCGCTGTTAAGCTTACGTCTGAAGTTGTTCTTATCGGATATAGCTAGGATGAAGTCGTCCGCTTTCATACGTTGTTTAAACGTTTCAAGTCGGTCAACGATCCATGTCTTCGCAACGGCAAGGTCAGTATGTACCGTCCATAGGTCTTCCTTCCATTGGATGTTAGCTTGCGCTGTAAACGCAGATTGATACGCC